GCGCAAGGCGGCGGTGTCGAGCGTGTGCCGCTGGGCGACGTGCGGATCGGCGACAACGACGTGAAGCCCACGAAGACGAACGAAGATTGGGACAGCATCATCCGCACGCTCCTCTCCCGCAAGTCCGGCGAGTGGGGGCCGCAGTTTGAGACGAGCGGCATCATTGAAAGGGCACGCAGCAAGTGACCATCTACGCAACACCGGAACAACTCACCGCCATCGTGCAGGCGGTCAACAAGTGGACCGACATCAAGCGTCGGTTCAACGCAGGCCAGGCGATGATGCACGAAGTCATCGAGGTTGAACGCGAGATGATGAAGTTGGTGGACCAACTGAAAGGGACCACATGAGCATCCTTGCAGGGACGCAATACGACGAACAAATCCGGCTGGAGCAGGACGCTATTCAAGCCGGGAAAGACCGCTACTGGAAGAACGTCAGTGACGCAACCAAGCGTGGTGACGGGTGCGACCTGCCTGTGGCACGCATCTTCACGGATGCCTGGATGCCCACGGTCACGCAAGCCTTCGCAGCCTTCATCGCACAGTGTCGCTCCGGCGAGATGTTCAAGGGCGCGACGTACTGCGTGCCCGTGTACTACAACGCCGACGCAAACGAGTGTGCGACCATCTTCCTCCGCACGGTGTTCTCGCTGCTGCTGCGCGGTGAGGTGGTTGCCAAGTCTGGACGGCCCGCGATTCGTATGGATCGTCTGGCCGACACGCTGGGCAAGAACATCACGGCGCAAGTCTTGCAGTCGCAGTTTGGCGAATCGTGGCGTGACGACGAACTTGCCCTTCGCCGCAAGAAGGAGCAGATGGGCGAGGAATGGGACTGGACAGCCGACGAGGACTTCCAGCACCTTCGCATCTTGATGACAAACCGCAAGCTCGCGTACCCCAAGCGCGTGCTGCAATGCGTCCGCAAGCTCGAACTCTCGCCCGACATGAACCTGGTCCCGCGCGCGTTTATGAATGTCGGGGCGGCAGCTATCAACGTGGCGATGCCGATGCTCGTGGTGATGGACGAGGACACGCCCTATCAGGCGTTCGTCGAAAGTCGCACCCGCATCAGCAGCTTCACAGGTCGCGCACGCCGCGTGATGGAACTTACGCCGGAAGCAAGCCGTATTATCGACGAAGCTCATGCCGCCCGCGCCGTCCTTCGCCCAATCTACGAGCCGATGGTGATGACACCGTTTGCGTGGGTGGATGCGATGGAGGAAGGGTCGTCGATTGTGCAGGGTGGATACATCAAGATTCGCACACCGCTGGTTGCCAAGCCTCACCCCATCCAGAAGCGGATGATCCGTGAAGCGGACATGACGAAGGTGTTTCGCGGCATCGACGCTTGTGCGTCACAGCCGTGGATGGTCAACGAACGCATCCTCCGCATTCAGCAGGAACTCTTGCGGACGGGCGAAGAAATCGGGTCGCTGCCCAGCCTGTACCCCAAGACGCGGCCCATGCGTCCCGACGCTGCCGAGACGAACAAGAAGATTCACCGCGCGTGGAAGCGTTCGTGCATCGAGTGGGAAGTTCACCGCATCGGTCACCTTGGCGTTATTCAGCAGGTGGCAAGCACGCACGCCATGTGTGAGAAGATGCTGGGGCGGCGGTTCTACCTGCCTCACATGCTGGACTTCCGTGGTCGGTGTTTCCCTGTGCCGCCCATGCTCAACCACCACGGGGACGACGCACGACGTTCGCTGATGCTCATGGCGAGCGACAAGCCGATGACCAACGACGGGCGGTATTGGCTCATGGTCCACGCGGCCAATATGTACGGCGTGGATGACGTGCCGATTGCCGAGCGTGCGAAGTGGACGGAGGACAACGCCAGCAACATCACACGAGCCTGTAGCGACCCGCACAGCGATGAGTTCTGGAAGCGGGCGGCAGAGCCGTTTCAGTTCCTGGCTGCCTGCTACGGGCTTATGGACGACGAGGTGGGGCGTTACATCCCCTGCCAGCGCGACGGCACGATGAACGGCTTGCAGCATTACGCGGCAATGGCGCGTGATGCGGACGCGGCTGGCGCGGCGAATCTGCGTCCGAGCGACCGTAAGCACAAGGTCTACAAAGATGTGTTGGACTACACCATCCGCACGCTCACGACGCAGTACGCCGACAACCCCGACGTGCAGGCTGTCATGCCGTGGATCGTCAAGGATGTGGTGAAGCAGCCTGTGATGACCGAGATGTACGGGGTCACGCAGTACGGGGCACGCAAGCAGGTCTACGACAACTTGCAGAAACAAGGGTGCCCGAAAGACCTTGCAAAGAAGGTGCGTGGGCTGGTCGCGTCCATCGTTGCCAAGGCGGACATTCCGTACCTTCAACCCGCCCGTCAGATCATGGCGTGGATTGCATCGTGTGCCGACATCATCACGAAGACGGGCCAGCCGATGACGTGGACCACACCCATCGGGTTCCCGGTCTTGCAGCCGTACAACAAAAGCACGAGCCTTTGTGCCACGGTGATTGGCGAGTTCCGCGTTGATGACCGCACGAAGATAACGCCTAAGCCGAAGCAGGTGTCGGCGTGTGCGCCCAACCTGATTCACTCGTTCGATGCGTGCCACTTCCTGATGGCTGCAACGCAAGCCGCGTCACAGGGCCTCTCATTCGCTGGCGTGTTCGATTCCTTCTGGTCGCAGCCAGCGGACGCGGCGGAAGTTGGCGACGTGGTTCTTGACACGTTTGTCAAGTTTCACGAGGAACACCCGCTGCTGCAAGTTCGTGAACAGTGGGTGGCGAGATTCGGCGACGCAATTCCGCTCGCGCCCGATCATGGCGACTGGGACTTGAACGAAGTTCGCAGCTCACAGTTCGCATTCTCGTAAGTTAGTAAAGACTAGCATTGAAACAACTTGCCCAGCGTATTCGCATTTTTCAGTTTTCGGCCCAAGCCCCCGCCCGTGAACCAACTGGTTCTCTGGGCGGGTTGGCATTTCACGGGTTCGATGAATCATGTCGCCGTTGGCGACGGGCGGCGCGTCCTTGAGGTTGTGCCGCTTTACGACAGCGTGCTGATTCCGCAGGATGGGTACTTAGCAATCAGGCATGGACTTCGATACGTCGCCGAGATTGAAACGCCCAGTGAGGTGGACCTTGGTGCGGGGCGTGCAGGCTGGATGTGCGTGGATGCAACCGTGCGAGTCATCCGTTCGGGCGGCGTGGAAGTGCCAACGTGCATTACGCCGTGGTCGCTGATGAAATGGTGTCTGACACATGCAAGAGTTCGACCCGTCGAAGTTCGACACATGGAAGAACACGGCGAAGGAAACCCGTGACAAGCTGCTGGCGGAGTTGAAGACGCTTGCGAAGGAACGCAAGCACGAACCGTCTGAGTTGCTGTCCGAGGCTGGCCGTATCGCCTACGCGGAGATGCACGCGAAGTGTGAACTTGTCACGCATCTCAAGAAAAAAATTGGTGAGTAAACATGGGAACCGGACTTGAGTGGATTCCGCTTGCAATCGCAGCGGCAGGCACAACGGCTGGTGTCGTTATACAGGCTCAAAACAACGGCGCAGACGCAACTCCCACGCCCCCCAAATCTACCGATCCGACCAAACTTGACCCCGTGGAAAGCGCGCGACGTGAGCGAGAACTTCGCCGCATTGCAACACTTCGCGACCAATCTTCGCTGATCGTGCCCAACCAATCTGGTGGCCCCAGGACCACCGGAAGCGGTCTGTACGTGCCTCCCCCAATCCAATGACAATCAAGCAGATGTTCATGCGGCTTGACGGCAAGCGGCAGGAATCCCTCACGACGGCACGCCGCTGCGCAGCCCTGACGCTACCGCACGTCCTCCCGCCTGACGGCCACACCGCTGATACGCCGCTGCCTGATACATGGCAGTCGCTTGGTGGTGACCTCGTGAACAACTGGACTGGCACTGTGGTGTCGTCCGTGTTCCCGTCTGTTATCCCCTTCGCCGCCTTGGAAGCATCACGCGCCGAAATGGCGAAGATGACGCAGGAAGAACGCGACGTGACCGAGCGTGGTCTGTTCGTCCTGCAATCCATTCTGCACGCAATGCTGGATGAAGCGGCCTTGCGCCCGAGCGACAACCGCCGTCCGCAAGGCTTCCGCTCGCAGATGCAGGCGGCTATCCGGCAACTCGGTATCACGGGTGATACCGCTTTCCGTCTTGACGACGATGTGCGTGTCACTGTGTTCCGCCGCGACAACTACGTGGCGATGCGTGATTCGTATGGCGACTTGCTGTGCGGCATCGTGCGTGAGAACATCGACATTGCCGAGGCACCGCAGGCTGCTATCGACGAGTGGAAGAAGGCCAACGACGGCAAGAACCCACAGGACGTTGACTACGACCGCCGCATGGTGGACATCTACACCAAGGTGGAGTGGGTGCAGTCAACGAAGAAGTGGTCAATCAGGCAGGAAGTGCTTGGCGTTGAGGTTGCCGAAAAGGAAGAAGACGTTTGTTCGTACTTCTTTGTGCCCTACGCCCTAATTCCCGGCGAGAGTTACGGTCGCGGCCCGGTTGAAGAAACCATTGCTGACCTCAATTCCTACAACGGCCTGAGCAAGTGCCAACTCGAACATGCTGGCTTGGCGGTAAACGTCAAAGTGTTCGTTGCCGATGACAGTCTCATCCGTGACGACGACCTGATGAAGCCCGCTGGCAGCATCGTGCGTGGCGCGCGTGTGAGTCAAGGCGTGCTGCAAGATGCAGCGGCGTGGGGGCCTGTGAGCCTCGCGTCTGCCGAGGTGATGAACCGCGTCTGGCAGCAGCTTGGCGAATCGCTTGCACGTCGCTTCCTCTACCTGCCCGGCCAGGTGCGTGATAGCGAACGCACAACCGCCGCCGAAGTGCAGAACGTCACGCTCGCCCAAAACGAAGGTGCGCGTGGCCTTGTCTACACGCCCGTGGCTGACATGCTGCAAATCCCCATCATGCAACGCCTGATGGTGATTGCCGAGAAGAAGAACTACGTCAACAAGGTCATGCCGTCAGAGAGCAAGCAGAAGATTCGCATCAACCTGCTTACGGGCGCGGCTGCCGTCGCTCGCCAGCAGAAGGTGCAGCAGCTTGTGCAGTACGCGACCATCGCGCGCGACCTCGCGGCGAACCCACTGCCTGACGAGATCAACCTCCCTGTCCTGCTGCAAGTCATCTCTCGCCACCTCAACATCACCGATCCCATCGTGCGGACCCCTGAGCAAGTTGCACAGGTGCAGCAAGCCCGCGCGCAGCAAGAAGCACAAGCGGAAATGGCTAAGCAACTCGCGGCTGGTGCTGGTGAGTTGTTGACCAACTCCGCTGTGACGAACACCCCGCAGTGACATATGGCAGAACCGAACACACAAGTCGATCAGCAGTCAACGAACGTACAACCACAACAGACCGGACAGCCAGCCAATCAGCCTGCCGCAGAACCCAAGGCTGAGACTCTGCTCGCTGGTAAGTTCAAGTCGGCGGCTGAGCTTGAGAAGGGCTACGTCGAACTCCAGAAGAAGCTGGGCGCGAAGACCACCGCCGAGCCTGTGCCCGTGATTCCCGCTGCTCCCAAGGTGGAGTTGCCTGAAGAAATCACGCTCGACAACTATCAGGACGTGTTGAAGAAGGCGGGCCTGTCGCCTGACAGCGTGATTGGTGAGTGGCAGCGTGACAAGAAGTTGTCGCCTGCCAGCATCGAGGCATTGGAGAAGGCGGGCATCCCCAAGATTGCCGCCAGCGCGTTGGCGATTGGCTTGTCCACCGCCATCGAAGGCCAACAGCGGCAGATTGCCAGTGTGGTCAACGAAGCCGCTGGCGAAGTCTTTGGCAGCCGCGATGCCTACGTGAAGGCCGCTAACGACGCATCGACGCTGCTGAATGACGACGAACGCAAGGCACTCAACAACCTCATCACCAACCCCGCGACGGCGAAGGTGGGATTGCAGGCGTTGAAGGCCACACTGTCGATGCGGTCTGGCGCGGACACGGGCAAGACGCTCAAGACTGCTGGGCAGCCTACCACGAGCGTGACGGCTGTAAACATCACCAGCATCAAGGATGCTGAGGCAATCAAGCAGCGAGCGAAGAACGGCGATGCAGAGGCACTTCGCATGGTTGGCAGCAAGGAATACCGCGACGCTATCGCCAGCCTCTCGCGGCTCACAGGATGACCTATGGCTTTCAAGATTCCCGAAAACATCGCAATCGAACTGGACAAGAACAACCTCGCGTTTCGCGTCGGCATGGGCCTCAACAAGTCGTTCTGCGAGATTGTTGACAGGCTCGCGGGCGATGCCGTGATTATCCGCGAAGAAGCAGATGACGTTGGCGTTGAAGCCGAGAAGACCGCGATGAACAAGGCGTTTGCCAAGTTCCAGCAGGTCGGTCGGCCCAAGACGCAAGGCCAGGCAATTCTCGAAGCCGTCAACAAGACGAGCGACGAGAACGCGGCCCTGCGTGCCGAGATTGACGCTCTGAAAGCCAAGCTCGCTACGGCTGAGCCTGACGACAAGAGCAAGAAGAACAAGTGACAACCGGCCCCGAAAGGGGCTGTTTGTTTTTTCAGTGCTGGCGGTAGACAGGCGTGTTGCTTGTCCCGCATAACCACATTCAGATTGGCCCACGACGCTGGACGGATACCTGCACTCGCAGCCCGTTCGCAGTGGACACCCAGTGCGCGATGTGAAGCACATCACGGATTGGAGTCAACATGACCACCACAAACCCACAAGCCTTTACCGGCGTAACTGGGGAGTTCGATCTGCTGCTTCGTCAGCAGTTCGACTCGTCTGTTGTTCTGGGCTTCCAGAAGAACAACTACCTGTTCAGCGATGTGATGGGCATCGCGAAGATCAAGAGCACGAACGGCGGCAAGGACTTCCGCTTCATGCGGCAGAACCTTGAAGATGAATCGCTGGTCCAGGCATTCCGCGCTGGCAGCACCATCAATGGCATTCCGTTCGGCTTCGCTGACGGCACCATCACGGTCAACGACCGTCCCGATGCTGTCGCGTATGAGATGGGCAAGGAACACATGCGCCTTGCCGATTTCGACTACATCAGCGGCAAGGCTGAGCAGCTTGCGTTCAAGATTCAGCGTCAGTACCACCTGCGCGCTTTGCACCGCTGGGTTGCCGCCGCTCGCTCGTCTGCATCCACCCGCACGGTTGACGGTCGCAGCGTGACCTTCCACAACGGCGGTCAGCGTGTCAGCGTCAGCGGTGGCCTCACCGCTCGCTACCCCATCAACGCGACTGGTGCCCAGAACATCCGCGCTGACCTTGAGAATCTGGCGCAGTTGTTCGATGAGGACGACATTCCCCGCGAAGGCGCGTACGTCCTGATGGGTCCGCGCGAACTCCGCGTGGCCTTGCAGGACGACAAGATTTTCGATGGTGACGTTCAGCGGAACCCGCAGAACAGCATCAACGAACGCATTGTCGGCCAGATCGCTGGCTTCAAGATCATCCAGGTCAACGACATGCCGCGTTCCAACTACGTGGACCCGGTGAGCCGTTACAGCCTCGACTGCTCTGCGTCGGCTTCGACCGGCCAGCCTGCATTCATCGCCGTCCGTGGCGCGGCTGTCAGTGACAAGAACCCCATCGGCGTTGCGGTGGCTGCTGGTATCAGCGGCATCACGACCCCAATGGACGAGAAGACCAACACCATGATGCTCAAGGCAGAAATGCACTACGGCATCGACGTGATGCACCCCGAAGTCGCTGGTGTGGTTGACATCACCCCGTAATACAAGGAGACAACCACATGAGTACCCCGATTTTCACACTGGAACGTCACCCCGACTTGCAGTTTGTCGGCACGCCCGGCACCAACGCCGCTTCGATTCTCGTCGAAGAAGCCGGTTCGGACCACAACCGCCAGACCGTCATCACGTTCACCAACCACGTCGTCAGCATGACTGACGCGACCACGAGCGGTTCGTATGGCTCTTTGCAGATTTACAGTCTGCCCACGGCCTATGCGGTTGCTCGCGCCGTCGTCGTCAACATGACCGCTGTGCCCGGTGCTGGTGGTATCGGTGATACTGCCACGCTCAAATACAGCATCGGTACGGCAGCCGAAGCGACCAACGACACCCTTGACAGCACCCAAGCCAGCGTGCTTGGCAGCACTAACGCCACGGCTTTCGTCGGCGGTGTTGGTGGTGGTGGTGCTGGCGGTGGTGCGTTGACTGGCGTTACCACGACTGCCGCTGTGCTTGATGCACGCACCAGCGCGGTCAACCTGTTCCTCAACTTTGGTATCGCCGACGCTGGCAGCACTGCCAACGACACGGTGACGCTGAACGGCAAGCTCTACCTGACGTGGGACTTGCTGGGCCGCTAATCAGCCTTCCCCCCTTTCTCCCACACGCCGCATGAAAGTGCGGTGTTGTGGTTTTATGGACAAACTTTCGTCTTCCAATGTGGCTCGCCGCTTGTCTGAGTTTGGCCGCTCCATTAGTGGCGTGAAAAACAGCATGGTCGTTGAGTATCGCGGCGAAGGTTTCACGGTCATGGTTGTGCCAGATGATGCAAACCGTCGCGGTATTGATGAGCTGCTCGACTCTCGTTTGAAGAAAGCATCGCAAAACACATGAACAAGAACATCGAAGCGTTCAAGGCCGAACTCGTTGGCATCATCAACGAGAACGTCGGCCATGTGCGAGTGGACATTCAGCAGTGGGCATCCACGGTTGTGGCTGATGCCGCGAAGGTGGCTGCCATTGTTGACGCTGAAAAACGCAAGGCTGCTCGTGAACACCTGCACGCGCAATCGCTGTTGCTGCTTGAACTCAACCGCATCCGGCTTGCCAAGAGCAAGGAACGCGCCGTCAACGCCGCTGTCAAGGCTGGCGTGAACATGCTTGTGGCGGCACTGGTATGAGCAGAGCAGCATCGGGCTTCATCGACATTGACCTTGGGGCGACACCGCGAACGTCCGGCACG